TAAAAATCAAATTCACTAGAAATTTATGATAGTTTCTGATGCCATAATACCACTAATAAGCCGTGCGTTAAAAATTTTATAGAAAAACTGTTCACCTTGTTCACCAATCCTTAAAACTCTTTATTTATTATATAGTTATATTCTTTTCTATTGTTCACCAACTGTTCACCATTGTTCACCTTTGTTCACCAATCAAAAAAAAGATATCTCAATACAGAATATTTAGTCTATAGCTGTTCAAAATTTAAGCAATCAAACAATTCTAACTTACCGTATCTAAACGTAACTAAACTATTGAAAAATAATGTGTTTAATTAATAATCTAAACGCTATATATTATATTTTGACTTAATAAAAGTCGTCTAAATTTAGACTAAGAAATTTCATAAGGAATAAATGAATATGTTTAAAAAACTAATTGAGTTACGCCAACAAAAGGCGGAAAAAGTCGCAGAAATGCGCTCAATGCTTGAAAAAGCAGAAAAAGAGAATCGTTCATTGAATGAAACTGAATCAGTAGATTTTGAAAAGCTGAAAGATTTAGTCAAACAGATGACTGATGAAATCAGCAAGTATGAAACCGTAGTAGATGAAGAACGTAGCCTAGATGCTCAAACTAAACAGGTAGAACAACGCAACATGAAACAACTTTCAAATGATGAGTTACGCCATTATGTGAAAACTGGTGAACTTCGCAATTTAACTACGGCTAACGGTGAAGATGGCGGATATTCAGTTATCCCACAGTTAGACAAAGATGTAATGAAACGCTTAACAGACGATAGCGTAATGCGCCAACTTTGTAACGTAGTACGCTTACCGGTTGGAGCGAAAGAATACAAAAAATTAGTATCGGCTGGCGGCGCAGCAGTAGAACACGGAACAGAAGGCACAGCACGCAACGGCACAGCAAGCCCGAAACTTCATGAAGTAACAATCGCTTTGAATTCAATCTATGCTTATCCTAAGACTACACAAGAAATCTTAGACTTCTCAAGCATTGATGTTTTAGGTTGGCTAACTGATGAAATTTCTGAAACCTTCACAGAAACAGAAGAAACAGATTTAACTTCCGGTGATGGTAACAAGAAATCAAAAGGCTTCTTAACCTACCAACGCACAACCGAAGATGACAAAGTACGCCAATTCGGCAAACTTCAAAAAATTGAAGTAGCAGGCGTAGCGAAGATTGATGCAGATACTTTAATCGATGCGTTCTATACACTTCATAGCAAATACCGTAAAAATGCGGTTTGGGTGATGTCATCAACGATTGCAGCAGCATTACAAAAACTTAAAAACAAAAACGGCGATTATATCTGGCGCGATGGTTTAACAGCCGATGCCCCAGCAACATTATTAGGTCGTCCAGTCCACTTCTTAGAAACAATGCCGACAGGTGGAGCAAATAAAGCAGTAATTGCCTTCGGTGACTTCAAACGCGGATATTTCATTGTAGATCACGAAACAGGCGTGCGAACCCGTCCGGACAACTTAACCGAACCGGGATTCTACAAAGTACACACCGATAAATATTTAGGCGGTGGCGTAGTAGATTCAAACGCTATCAAAGTGATTGAGACAACAGCATAAATCATAGAGGGGCGAAAGCCCCTTTTTTTGCTTAATAGGTGAAATATGAATAAAGAATTTGAAATCCGCTCCGCAACACTTTCAGCCGATGAAGAAAATCAAAAGCTAGTCGGTTATGCGGTGAAATGGAATAGCCCTTCACAAGTGCTTTACTGTGATTTTGTGGAATCCTTTGCGCCTAAAGCTTTCAGCGACAGCCTAGCGAGTGGCGAAGATGTGCGAGCACTCTTTGAACATGACTACACCAAGTTACTAGGTCGAACAAGTGCGGGAACATTAAAGCTAGAAGAAGATTCAATCGGCTTACGCTTTGAACTAACTCCGCCCGATACAACAATCGGAAAAGATTTATTAGTTAGCGTTTCTCGCGGTGATATTAAAGGGATGTCTTTCGGATTCAGAGCGATGGAAGAAGAATGGAATTTTGATGTAGAGCCTTATCAAAGAAATGTAATTAAAGCAGACCTCTTTGAGGTTACAGTAACAAGTATTCCAGCCTATCCGGAAAGCAGTGTAGAAATCGCTAAGCGCTCAATGGTCGCAGCAAAAGAACAAACACAAGGTAAATCAAACACTATCTTAAAACGCTGGCTTGATGTATCGGAGGCTTAATATGTGGAATCCTTTTAGACGAAAAGAGCAACGCAGCGAACCAATCACTATTGATGAATTCCTATCTTACATGGGCGTAAATAATACAGGCGCGGGCGAATATGTCAGCCCACAAACGGCAGAGGCTCTACCAGCGGTTATGAATGCCGTAACAGTGATTGCCGAGGCGGTAGCATCTATGCCTTGTTATCTGTACGCACTGAAAGAAGATGGCCGCGAAAGAATCTACCGTCATCCGGTTGAATATCTTTTAAATGAAATGCCTAACCGAAATCAAACGCCTTACCAGTTCAAATATACGATGATGCGCCATTGTTTGCTAACTGGTAATGCTTATGCGGTGATTGAGTGGAATAACAAGGGCGAGCCAGTAAGCCTTACACCTTACCAACCAAGCGCAGTAAATATCTTCCGTAAAGTAACAGGTGAATATATTTACCAAGTAACAGACTTAAATGGAGTAACTAGAAACTACCTTCAAGATGAAATGTTACACCTACGCCACAGTTCCCTTGATGGATTTATGGGGCGTTCACCTGTGACAGTTTGCCGTGAAACGATTGGACTAGGTTTAGCACAACAACGACACGGTGCATCAATTATGAAAAACGGATTGATGGCAAGCGGACTAATCTCAACGGCTGAATGGTTAGACGATGCGAAAGCACAGAAAGCAGTGAAAGCCTTAGAGCGTTACAAAGGCGCGAAGAACGCTGGCAAAACACCAATCCTTGAAGGCTCAATGGAATACAAACAATTAGGCATGACAAACCAAGATGCCGAATGGTTACAAAGTCGAACCTTCACAATTTCCGATATAGCCCGAATCTACAACATAAGCCCGATTTTCCTACAAGACTATTCAAATAGTAGTTATGCGAATTTCAGTGAGGCTAGTAGAGCGTTCTTATCACAAACCTTGCGCCCATGGCTAACCAATTTTGAACAACAGCTAAAAGATGCCTTGATGATTGATTTAGGTAGCAACAGCAAGAAACGTTACTTAATCGAATTTGATACAAGCGACTTATTGCGCACAAGTCAAAGCGAGCGTTTCAAGAGTTACGATGTGGCGATTAAAGCCGGTGTAATGTGCCCGAATGAAGTCCGCCGCCGTGAAGGTTTACCGCCTTATGCTGGTGGAGAAGAATTTAGCCAAGCATGGAAACAAACCGTAGAAGTAAAACGCGGTGATGAACAAGAACCGGGGGCAAGCGATGGCAATCATGATTAAGGCCGGAAAGTATAACAAGGTGATTAGCCTACAAAAGCAAGTGAACGAACAGAACGACTACGGCGGTATTGTGAGTAAATGGAAAACCGTTGCCAATATTCGGGCGGCGGTTGAACCATTACAAGGTAGAGAGTTCTTCTCCGGTGCGGTGCCATTAAATGAAAATACTGTGCGCATTCGCATACGTTACGGAACTAATGTTGATAACACTATGCGCGTGAAATATGGGAACCGTTCGCTAGAGATAATCAACATTATTGATAGTAAAGAAGCGCACAAAGAACTACAGCTTATCTGTAAGGAGTTGACCGGCAATGGTGGAAATTAATTTAACGATTGATGAAATCAAAGCGCACTTAAATCTCGATCATGATTTAGATGATGAGTTACTGGAAGCCTATAAGGTGGCCACATTGGAAGTATGCCAAAAACATATTGGCAAAACTTTTGGGGAAGAAGAAACGGAAAAGACCATACCTTTTACCCCGGCGATTAAGATTGGTTGTTTAATGTATATCGCCTATCTCTACACGAACCGCGAAGCCGTCACAGACTTAGCAAACCTTAAACCGGCACCAATGACGATTTCCGCATTGTGGGAAGTGTATAGAGAACCGTGCGCTTACTAAGGATTTAGTAACCGATGCCATACCAACCATTAAGACGTTGTAGCTATCCCGGATGTAGAAACAAAGTAAAGTCCGGTAGATGCGAGGAGCATAAACCCAAGGACAACCGCCCAAACAGTAGCGCACGCGGTTACGACCACAAGTGGAGCAAATACCGCGAGCAATACTTAAAGCATCATCCCCTTTGTGTGATGTGCTTAGAGCAAGGCAAATATACTCCGGCAACAGTGATAGACCATATCAAGCCGGTAGAGAACGGACAATCCGATCCATTGTTTTGGGTAGCAAGCAATCATCAGCCTTTATGTCGTGATTGTCACAGCTATAAAACACGAGTGATAGACCAACGCGGATTTGGTGCGAAGAAGTGAACCGTTTCGATATCGAAACAATTGAGGGATGTACATATGTACACAGTTGAGTTGTGGTCATATGGTAACAACTGAATGATGGTGATATATCCACAGTTGAGTTGTGGTGATATGACCATAACTGAGCTAACAAATTAAACGATTACAAAAAGACAATTTGAACAGGTGGGGGCCATTTCAAAAAGAAAGTGGCAACCCTTCGGAACCGCCCCCCTATACAAATTTTTACGCAAGGTAATTTTTTTGAAAATAAGGAAATACAATGACAACAAAAAACAAGAAAAAAACGCATAATCCACCGAGTTTTTTAGATCCAATCGCTAAAACGGTATGGAAAGAACGAATTCCGCAACTTCTTGAACGTGGCGATATTGAAGATGCGGACTTAATTCACCTGGAATTATATTGCGTGAATTATTCTCTTTTTCGTGCTGCAGTTGAGGATATTCATAAAAACGGCTTTTCAATAGTAAATAGTCAAGGTACACAATCAAGAAACCCCGCACTGTCAGCGAAAGCAGATGCTGAAAAAGTGATGGTGAAAATGTCCTCGCTTTTAGGCTTTGACCCGGTAAGTCGCAGAAAAAATCCGGTTGAAGTTGAAACTACAGATATGTTTGATCAAGTGCTTACAATGTAGGTGAAAATGGTGATTTGGCATGAGTATGCGGGAAAAGTTCAATCTGGAGAAATAGTAGCTTGTAAAAAAATAAAACAAGCTGTAGCACGCTATTTTAATGATTTAGCAAACCCCGCTTATTTCTTTGATGAAGGTGTGGTAAATAAGTTTTTGGCTTTCTCTAAATTATGCCCACACGTTAAAGGGCATTTGCGCGGTGAACCTATTATTCTTTCTGATTGGCAAGTGTTTCTATTTGCTAACCTATTAGGCTTTAAACGGAAAGATACTGGATTGAGAAAATATCGTTCTGCTTATGTTCAAGTGGCACGAAAAAATGCTAAATCGACAGTAGCGGCAGTACTGGCTAATTGGTTTTTATTGGTAGAAGGTGGGCAACAAGATATTTATACTGCAGCCGTAAGCCGAGATCAGGCGAGAATAGTATTTGATGATGCTCGTCAAATGTGCTTGCTTTCAGCCCCATTGAAAAAACGCCTTAATATTCAGCAACACAAGCTAATAAATCCGAAGAATAACAGCATTATGCGGCCGCTTGCCGCTAAATCTTCAACCATTGAAGG